TGCAGGTGAATCAGGTGCAGGCAAAAGTTATTTTGCTTCAGGTAACATAGCAAAAGCCGCACAAGCTCAAGGCATATTTGTTGTTCTTATTGATAGTGAGAATGCACTTGATGAATCTTGGTTACATGCACTTGGTGTAGACACAGATGAAAGCAAGTTATTAAAACTTAGCATGAGCATGATCGATGATGTAGCAAAAACAGTAAGCACATTTATGAAAGATTACAAAGCATTACCTGACGGTGAACGCCCTAAAGTATTGTTTGTTATTGATAGTTTAGGCATGTTGCTGACACCAACAGACATCAATCAATTTGATTCGGGTGACTTAAAAGGTGATTTGGGTAGAAAGCCAAAAGCACTAACTGCACTTGTACGTAATACTGTAAACATGTTTGGTAGTTACAACGTTGGAATGGTATGTACTAACCATACATATGCTTCACAAGACATGTTTGATCCTGATGACAAGATATCTGGTGGACAAGGTTTTATCTATGCTTCAAGTATTGTGGTTGCAATGCGAAAACTAAAACTGAAAGAAGACGAAGATGGCAACAAAATATCACAGGTTAAAGGTATACGTGCCGCTTGTAAGGTTATGAAAACAAGATATGCAAAACCGTTTGAATCAGTGCAAGTAAAGATTCCATACGAAACTGGTATGAATCCATATAGTGGACTTGTTGACTTGGCAGAAGCCACAGGTTTGCTAACCAAACAAGGCAATAGACTAGCATTTAAAACTTCGAGTGGTGAGGAAATACTACAGTTTAGAAAGGCTTGGGAACGCAACGAAGACGGTTGTTTAGACAAGGTTATGCAAGACTTTAATAAAATAGAACAAAAGCTAAGTATTCCTGAAGAAGAAACTGATACTGTTGAAGAGGAGAATATATAGTGTCATTGGACTTAGCCGCACTGGTATGGAAAGAAACACGTCAATTCATGCACGATACAGGTGACATCAGAGAGGCCGCTAATCACGTCGTTGAAGCTCTCATGACATCACATTCAGCTGAAGAGATTAGAGAAGCATTTAAATTTGATGGTGCTATAAAGTTAGCAGTAGGCGATTATCTCGGAGAACATGATGAAGATGATTTTGAAGAAGATGAACGTGATGAATTACTTGACCAGTATGATGATGATGGTGAATTCAACTACGATGATTACTAATGTGGTACAGTAAAGTCACAAATAATCTTGCTGAGATTCCTAATTTTATTACTCACTTTGAACAAGAATTATTGATTGCTAAAAGTGAATGCAAGGTTGGAGGTATTGTTGAAAAGAACATCAAAGCCTTACCAGGACTTACTGAGCATCGTTTCAATCAACTGCAAGAAATAGAAGCAGTTCTTAACTTTTTAAACATCAAACTCAGACAAATAAGACGCAAACACTTTCAAAAATATCTAGAAGGATATGCTCGTGCATTAACTAGCCGTGATGCAGAAAAATACGTTGACGGCGAAGATGAAGTAATAGACTTTGAAACTCTTATCAACGAAGTAGCATTGTTACGTAACAAATATCTTGGTATTATGAAAGGTTTAGATACTAAACAGTGGCAACTTGGACATATAGTTAGATTGCGTACTGCTGGCATGGAAGATGTACAGGTATGATGCCAGCCCGTATTAGTATCAAAGAAAAATTCATTTGGTACAACATATGGATAAAACACGAATTTGATCAAACATACTCACGTCAGGCAAAGAAATATTGGCATCAACTTTTCTTAGAAGATTTAGCAGTTGCAAATTTAACGGTTGAAGAACTCAAACACTATTGTATTATTGTAAATCCAAATTGGGAAGGTCATAATGCACAAGACATTGAACCCTTTAGGTTAATGTTAACTGAACTTGGTTTCCCAATGAAGCAGTTTGGTGTGCTTTTTAGTTGTTACGAGAATATAGAGAGTTTGCCATATCCTGCTGAATGTAATACACAAAGACTCGTTTACATTTACAGTTGGCATGCAAATTTAAAAAAACAAAATATATCATGGCAAAATTTGATCATGGATAAAAAGTTAGTAGTGCTAATGAGAAGAGCAAGTGAAAGCCGTTGCACTTTGGCAAAGAGAATACTGGATACATTTGATTTAGAAGACGTAAGAATTACACTTGGTACATTTCCTGATATGATTCCAACAGAATGGCGTCAGATGGTAAGTCCATATCCATATCCAATGTATGTTGATGATGATCGTGCCGCCAATACAGAACAACATAATCCTCAACACAAGATGTTTTATACTGCACCTGTCCAATTAGTTGTGGAAACAAGCAATGAAACTGACAGGCTGTCTTGGCGAAATATTTTTGTAACAGAAAAAAGTTACAAAGTATTTGCTTGGCATCAATTCCCAATTTGGTATGCAGTGTCTGGTCTAGTAGAAAAAATACGTGATATGGGCTTTGATCTATTTGACGACTTAATTGATCACAGTTACGACAAGGACACTAATCCATTTACAAGAATGGATAGTGTTGTGACAGAAGCACATAGATTTAGCAATCTTGATACAGTCGCACTGCGACAAACACATTGGCAAAGACTAGAAAACAATGCACGAATAGTAGACGATATAAGTAAAACTGCATTTACGATGCAAAAAGCAAAGGCTAAAAAACTACAAGATGAATTACTCAAGTTTTGCAAGTGAACAAATTGCATTTGAACATAGCAAAAAACATATACTAGATTTATTCTATGAGTACGATGATTTTATGGAAAGCATCGGACGTGTTGTTGATCTGGGTTGTAAAAATGAAGCAATGAATTTACAATGGTTTGCTGATGCTACAACTAGAGATGAACAAGCAATTCCTTTGAACATCAAATGTGTAGGTGTAAACAATATCGATAGACTTAATGTAAAACACAACAGCATAAGTTTTCAAAAAGGCTCACCAGAACTATTTTCTGCGACAAAGAAAAAATTTGATATACTTTTTTGTCACGACACCTTACAGTTTATATTAGATCCATATAAAGCTCTTGCCAATTGGTGGCACATTGCAAATCAAGATGCTATGTTGGTACTTGCAGTACCGCAGACAACCAATGTAGAGTTTAACACTCTTGAATACAATTTTAAAATCAATCACAAATATCATTATACTGTACCAATGTTGATCTACATGTTGGCAGTCAATGGTTGGGATTGTAACAGTGGATTTTTTAAAAAAGATATAAATGATCCTTGGATATTTGCAATTGTGTATAAAAGCAACACTGAGCCGATGGATCCTAACACAACAAACTTATATAAATTAGCAGAAGAAACCAATCTACTTCCAGAATCCGCAGTAAGAAGTTTAACAAAATATGAAAGTATACGCCAACAAGATTTACTACTTCCTTGGTTAGATAAAAATTTAATAGACATGAGCCAACAATGATAGAAGATTTTGATTACGACAGAGCAGATTACCCTACAAGCAAAGTTGCAGATGTATTTCCTTTTAAACTGAGTGAAAATTTAGGACACACATGGATTATTGATGTAGATGGCACAATAGCAGAAGTTAACAGACATCCATATGACAATGATAAACTCTTGCCTGGTGTAAAAGAAATGTGGAGCAAGATTCCTGCACAGGATATGATTATAATAATGACTGCTCGTGAAGAATCTGTTAAGGAAAAAACCTTGGCATTTATAGATAGCCATGGTTTACGTTATGATCTTGCTATTTTTGGAGTACATCATGGAGAAAGAATTGTTGTTAACGATAATAAACCAGGTGGATTGCAAACTGCAATTGCATGGAATGTAAAAAGAAACAAAGGTTATAATTAAGTAGGTATATAATGATACACACAGAAATGACTAAAACTCGAGCACAAAAGATGGAACGTATTTTTATACTGGAAGATGAAATCAAGTTTGCAGAAAGTTGTTTACGTCCAAGTGCAACAGGACACATACACACTGCAATCAGTTGGATGAAAATGCGTAAGGAAGAATTAATCAAAGAGGTAAACAATGGTTGAATTACCAAGACGAGTCAACAATAAAACTAATCTAGAAGATAATAAACCTTACAACGAAGCCGAAGGGAAACCTTTGGTACAAACCATAGTTTTGGTCACTGGTGGTTTTGATCCATTGC